TAACATACTTGCTAGTCCTCCAAGATTTAAATAAATTCTTCCACCATCTGCATAATTATGCATGTCTTTCGCTCTCGCATAAGTGTCTGCTTGAGATTTATCATACGCTTCTACAGAACCGTGACCTCCCCAAGAATCTTTACCCTGATCACCACCATCACCTTGACTAGTATTATTAATTATTGGGCTACCACCAGGCTGATTATCTTGAGAATCTATGTCTGTAATATCTGCCCATTGATTTTCTTTTTTATTTTTAAAAAAAGATTTAGCTTTATCTATTCCCAAAAGTCCACCCCATTTATCTTTTTCTTCTTCCCAGCCTTCTTTAATATTGTCTATTCCTGAACTCAAACCATCAGTAAAAGTTCCTTTAATAGATCCTGGTATACGTCCACCGGAGTCATCTAAATATGAGTCATCATAACCAAATATTTTTTTACCTATGCTTACAATTGTAGGTTCAATATCTATTCCCCCATGGTTAATATTTCCACCTTCAAAAGTTTGCCAGTTTCCTAATTGTGGATTGTAAAATCCTTTAACTGGTGTAGGCACCCAGTCATATGCACCAACACCTCCTGTTTCAGTCCAAACATCTTTCATAAAAGTTTTAGTTTTGCTTAAATCTAGGTTTCCCCATTTACCCCCACCTCGATACTTATCGTTATAGTTTGCGCTTCCGCTATATGGGTATAATGTTGAAATTCCACCACCAGCTGTCATATCTGGTGTAACTGAGTTTGGTGTATAATTTTGATTTAACCTAAACCTTTGCATAGGCATATAGTGATCACCGCCTTCATATATCTCTTCATCAATTCCTTCGTAAAAAGCCATTACCTTCTTCCTCCTGGATGTATATCTAATCTAAATGTTCCGAGCTTCCAGTTTTCATTGCTAGTTGTATTTGCTACTTTTATAGCAATAGATCTGGCTCTTAGTCTTGTGTCTTTTTTAGTGGTACTACTATCAACACTATAATTAGTAGTAGTTCCGGAACTATTTGGATAGTTTTTAGTAACAAAACTAACTTGAGTATTACCTGTTTGTGAAATAAAATCTGGTATAAATCTGCTTATTCTCATTATAAATTCTCCATCTCCTCTAAGGTCGGGCATTCCTACACTACTTCCTGTGGTACTTTTTTTCTGAGTAATATCAAAATCACCAGATGTAATATTTCCAAGTACAGCGGTCACATTTCCCTCTCCATCAATTTGATCGGTCCCTGTTTCCTGCTCATAGTATATAGTAGTTCCGTCAGTATTTCCAGTTACATCATAAGATGAGTCTACACTTGCACTATAGTGAGTAGCGTGTGGCTTAGAAAATACAGAAGAATCTGCCCATGAGGCACGAGCTAATGACCCGGTGGTCCAAATAGGTCTTTTAAGTGTTGAATCTAAATAGTTATAAGTCACCACTCTATCCACTACATCTGACCCGGATTGACAATAAAACCAGCTAATTTCACCAAACAAATTATTTAATCCACAATTTACTAAGTCTCTAGATGTAGTATTTATACCAGGCCCAGTATCCGTAGAATAAACATAATCTTCTACCAAACATGGTAATGATGATAATTGACCATCGTATGCAAAGAAACCATTTTCAGACATCCAGTAAGCTGTACCATCAACCTCTATACATGCATTCTTTCCTAATAACCCACAGTTAGTCCCCACTTGTTCAAATGAGAAGGTAAAGGGTTGACCTACGAACTTCATTAGAAATAAAGCAGTATCGGTCCATACATAGATTGCATCTCTACCTCTAACAGCTCCTACAATTCTAGAACCATCAGCAAGTCTTTGAGTACCTGCGGTGTTGTTTGCTCTTACAGTGTAAGCGTTTGTTCCATCAATATTTTCTTGGTCAGAGAATCTAATATACATATCATCTTGTTTAGTTGGATCTCCAATTGTTGTTTCGGTTCCAAAGAAAACTAAGTGACGATCGGGTGTAGAAACTAATACATGACGTGATGCAGTAGGTGCATTTGGCAACACAGTTGCCCTGATACTTGTTGCATTTGAAGGACCCGAATCCCATTCAAAACATTTACCATTATAAATAAGTGCAATTAATTTTGTTCCGTAGTTATCTAATATCCATAGTCCTGGGTCAATTGTAAAGTCAGCAGAAGATGCTTCGCCCCAGGCAACATAATCAGAGATATTGGTTACAGTTACTCCACCACTATGGGCTGCTTTAGTTGTACCATTAACTTCTCTAGCTCCCCCACTTAAGATATTAGTTGTCGTATCATTAGCTGTAAAACTTATATCTTCTGATCCAATTCTTATTTCTCCTGACGAAGGAAAAGCAGCTGAACTAGTTAAAGGAATGTCGGTTACAGCATCATTAATAGTAGAAGCTAGTGTTGTAGTTGCTGGTCCTAAAGCTGTACCACCCCACAATGCTGTACCAAAACCATAACCACCTAATTGTTGAGAAGGTCCTACAGTATAATAACATAATACTGAAGTACTGTTACCATCACTTGTAGTTAAAGGTGTCCCTGTTTCCTGAGTCGCCATCGTAATTTTAAATGTAGTTGTCGAAGGAATAGAAGTGACCATAAACTTCTCATCTTCAAAAGTAGCATTACTATAAGTTGATCCAGCCGGTACCCCACTAACAGAATCAAACATTACAATGTCATCTTCTGTTAAATTATGTACTCCAGTACATGTTACTGTAACACTTGTTGATGAAGAGGTACTTGAAAACTTAGCGCCTGTTAAAGTTGTTCTAATGGGGTGAATGTCATAATATGCTCCCCCAGAATAAACATATAAAATTCTATTAGTGCCTATTGCAGCGTATTTAATACCTGCGTTATTGTCCCAATGATGAAGTGCACGTCCGGCTCCCGTTAATTTATTATTACCAAGTTGCTGCCAGCCACCTATTTTTTCGGGAGTACCATACCTAAATCTTACATAATCCCCGTCAAACCATTGCCCTTCGGCTCCAGTTTCAGTGACTTGTTTGTTGAATCCGGGTAAAAATCCTAATTTTTGTAGCATAATATACCTTTATATAATAGAAATATTAAAAATACACCCTTTTTTACTTCCAGTTTATATTGATATTAAACCTAGCTTGTTGATCTGTGCAGTTAGTACTTGAATGAAGGACGGAAGGATCAAATAATAAAATACGATTTTCCACTGATTTTATAAACTTTTTACCTATGTAAGTTCCTCCATTACAAGTGTTCAAAGAAAGTATTGCTCCTTTATGGGATAAAGCTGGAGGCAAATCTCGATGTGCTTTATGTTTTATTAGCTTTTCAGTTTTAGTATAGCAATTTACTTTTACCCTTCTTAAAAACATAGTATTTAATTTGGTTAATAAAGGATCTACCTTTTTAAAAAAATCACTATTAACTACGTTCTTATCATAAAGAGTATGGGTAAAATAAAAGTCTTTATCATACTCATCTGCAACACTGTTATTAAAGTAATAAGGAAAATTTGCTGACATAAAAAGTTCTTGAATTTTTTTAAATTCATCTTTAGGGAGAAAATTATCTATTACTTGCATGTTCTTTTAGTATTTTTAAAAAGTTATCCTCTACATAATCTGCATTAAAGTTAAACGAAATAATTGTTTTTCTTTTTTTAGTTTTAGAAGGTGGGGCTCTGTGTATAAACATACTGGGAAATATAATTACATCTCCTTGCTTAACATCTATATCTAAAACTTTTAAAGATAGGGGTTCTACTATTTGAGTTTTAGGAGAATTTTTTCCAAACTCTAAATAATACACGCCTGTAAAATTATGTCCGTGAACGTGCCAGCCATGTGTATCTCCTTTATGATATTGTTGAAACCATAAATCATGTAGTTGTATCTTTGATAAACCTATTTTTTTTACTTCTTCTTTAAAATGATCTATTAAAAGAGGACCAACTAGTTTAGTCCATTCTCTTTCGTTATCTCCTCTTCTATCCCAATCTACTCTTGAAATATTATCAGTAAAATAATTATCATTTTGTTTTAAAGAATTTGATTCTTGTTTATTTATTAACTCAAGTACTTTTTTTCTTACTTTAGAATTTTCTTTAAATTTATTTTTTAATATAGGAAAATTAAATGGTATCATTTTTTAGGTCTAAACCAGTTTGGTAATCCTAAATGTGGTCGTGTGTCAAACATGTTATTTTTAGCATTGGGTGTCTCACTATTATTGTAATGTAAAAAAACTTGTACACATTCTTTACCTTTAAATTTTTCTCTCCAATGTTCTAGCTCGCAACCGCTATAGACTAACATATCTCCTGGCTTTAAATCTACTTTGACACCTTTCATACCCTCTTTACCAGATGGTTCTAGATATATTGGCCAATCATCACCACCTAAATTCATGGTAGTAGATATCTCACAAGAGAACCTGTCTGTGTGTCTTTTAAGTTCATCACCTTTTTTATACGCTCTTGCATATGAGTATGCAGGATATAACTTAAGTCCTGTTGCTTTTTCCATTGCTGGTTGGCATTTAAGTAATAAAGTTTCCATGGCTATATCAGAGTATGCGCAATATGTATTTTCTACTTGATCTTCTTTAGTTTCATAAAAACCAAACATATTCTCATACGGTGAAATATATCTATGTTTAAGACAAGTATCGTAAACTTGTTTTTTAATTAAAAAATAATTTGCAACAAAAGCTGCTAAGTCTTTTGTTATTGCACTGCGAATAATTGTGTATTTGTTTTTTTTAAAACTCATATAAGTCTAAACCATCCTGTAGCTATTATTTTTTTATCATCACTTATTTGTCCTTTATGTGTGTGCGTCCAATCTGGTGGCCAAATTATAGTCAAACCTTTTATTGCAGGTGTAGTTATGTCTTGATATTTAAAATGAGTTCCCCCATCTTTTACATTATTTAAGTAAGTCATAAAAACTAAAACTCTATTCATATTTATTTTTGCTCCTCTTTCGTAGTGCCATGTCTTAAAGCCACCTTTGCTAGGGTACCATTGAATATTAACATCTTCAACATTAAATCTTTCAAGACGATTTATTTCAGGGTATTCTTTTACATACAAATCTAAAATTTCTTGTAAATGAAATCGGTATTCAAAAACCCCTTTTTCAAAATTATTATTTCCTAAACTAAGATCCAAAGAATTTTTAATTGTTTTATCTACGCTTATGCCTCCTTGATAAAGACTGGTTCCAGGCTCGGCTCTGTACCTATTTTTATCAAAGTATTTTACTAATCCATCACAAGTTGTTTCAGGAATATACCATCCTTGTATAAAACTATTTTTTGGCAGATCGTATTTTTTATATTTATGGGTAGACTTCATTTTTGTTCCTTATAAAATTAAAATTTATTACATGTCTTTTCCAAACATCTGTGTGGTACAGAACTTTGTGTTCTATCTTACTATCAAATAATAATAATCTATTCTCTACACTATCTATAGGCACTTCTTTATTTTTAATTTTTAAAACAGTCTTTGCATTACATGTTGTTAAAAATAAAATACCTGTAGTAGAATACAAACAATTATTGTCAGTGTGGTATGGCGTCTCTATTGTATCAACGTCTCTTAAAACTAGATTTGCTCTTACCAATATAAGAGCATCAACGTCTAAACTTTCTGTTATAGGTCTTATGTGTTCATCAAACTTATCAGATAAAGGTTTATGGTTGCCATAATAAGTATAAGTAAAAAGACCATTGTTCATGCTCTTTTTTAAATCTACATCTATCTTAGTGTAATACCAAGGCATGTGTTCACCTTTTATGTGATACGAAAGTTTTTCGTAAAATTGATTATTTAAAAAATTATCTATAACTTTATAACTCATTAAGGTTTCCACTTACTATTAATCTATCGTTGCTTTTATTAGGTCTTACCTCATGAGGCATGTATCCAGGAAATATAATTAATTTGCCAGGATTAAATTCACAAACAATGTTTTTATTTACGTCCACTGAAGGATATCCTACATCGTAAAAACACAAAGGTGACGAGTCTTTGTTTCCTTCTATAAACCAAGCAAAAGATTTACCCTTTGGATTATGTGTGTGCACACTGTGATAACTATTCTTTAAATATTTTTGAACCCAACAATGTTTTAAATCTAAATTAAATTTTTCAAATACAGCACCTAATTTATTTATAAGTAAATTGTATAGTTCTTTGTTGTTTTGATAAAAAGAGGTCAGGTTCATTTCAGGTCTTATTGTATCTTTAGTTAATTTTATTTTTTTAATTTCTTTTTTAGTTGCAGCATCAACCTCAACATACTCTTCAATAATGGTGTATATAAAAGAATGCTTACGCATTTTTTGCCATCATTTTTGGAACTGCTTGTATGTTCCAATGTATAAATCTAAAGGGGTCTTTACCATGGTCTACACTAAACTCATGTTCTAAATAGCCTGGAAATATTATTAAAGTTCCTGGTTGCACTTTAATATGTACAAGCTCACTGCCGTGACTTAGGTCCTTGGATTTTGTAAGTAACTTTGTTGCACGGGCTCCTGTTCTTGGTTCGTGAAATACTGGCATCGATGTTCTATCACTAGCTTTTAAAAAATAGAATCCAGATACATGTTGATTCCAATGTATATGTGCTGAATGATGACCACCACCTTTTTTAGCAAATTCCTGTACCCACATTTCATGAAACATAGTCTGATATTTTGACATATCAAAACCACACCAATCTAAAAAATCCCAAGACTTTTGACCTACATAGCTTCGAAGATCTAAAAAATCATTATCTAATGTAATAGGTGGTGAATGATAACTCGTACCAAAGTCACCATATTTTTTTATGTGATCTTTATTTCTTTTTTTAGCTTCTTTAATAAATTTATCAGAAGCTTTGTTTAAAGATTTAACAAACTCTGGTTTATTCTCCATCCATATAGGTGTTTTAAAAAATTCATGTCTGTCCATATTATTTAAATGGATATCCAAGGTTCCACATTACCAATGAATATCTTACTCCTTTCGTTACTGGTTTAACTCTATGCCACACAAATGAAGGAAATACAACAATAGATCCTTTAGGCAAAATTTCTTTAGATTGTTTTAAATGCACTGATTCATCTCTCATAGGTGGATCGTATTGTCTAAAATCAAATTCAAGTTCTCCACCCTCGTATTCTGATCCATCGGTAAGTTGACAAGTCATTGAAATCTTTCTTATTTTACCTTTAGTATTTCCTTTTTCGTACGGCCTATTCCAACTGTCACAATGCCAATCATAGTACTGATTAAGTTTATATTTTGTAAACTGACATTGTTCTGAAAAATCCCAGTTAAAATTCCATCCTGCATTTTTATTAGCTGTATTAATAAAAGGATGCAGCTCTTTGTATATCCAGGGATCATCTAGCCATGTTATATCAGAATTTCTTTTACGTTTTAAATCTGTAATTTCGTCTTTAGATAATTTTTTATTTTCGCTAAAAGCTCCTGTTCTTGCCATAGATTCTGATTTAGATAACCCATGTTGAATTATATGGTCGCAAAGTCTTGGAGGTATAGCTGATTTAAAAGCCCAATAATAATTTTGTAGATTCATTAGTATATTGGAATAAAACCTGAGTTTATATTCACTTCTCCATATTTATTGTACGTATGTTTAATACTCTTTTCATCAATAACATCAAAAGCTATTGTAATTCTTTTGTCCTTAAATTTTTTCTTACATACTACTTTGTGATAATTTGCTGATGGTCCTATATAAACATTACCTATTTTATTTTTTATAGTATAGTCTTTAAAAATTGTTTCAGTATTTTTAGGATCAATTGAAACGTAGCCATGAAATAAAGAATCCCCATGGTTATGCCATGTTAATAATTGATTTTCATCGTGAATATTTAACCACGATTGTAACCACAATGGTTTTTTAGTCTTAGCGTATTTTCTAATAATTTTAAAAATATCTTGAAACATCTTATAGTATTTTGCAGAGCCAACTAACAAAGATATAGAATTATATTGGTTATATAAATCCGTAGTTGCACGACAATACTCAACCCCAAACTTATGTTCAAAACGTTTTTGTGCTAAGTCTGCATATTTTTTAAAATGTGCTAGATCTTTTTTTATGTAGGGTAAGTTTACTAATATATAATTTTTTTTAGAAATATTCATATGTTATGGTTTGTATAAAGTTTAATAATTTTTTTTGATTGTTTTCTATGTGATAGAAATTATTTGCTGGAAACATTATAAACTGACCATGAGTTAAAGGTATGTCCCAACGTTTTCCTTGTCTTCTATTATCATCATAATAGATTCTAATCATTACATCTGCTGCATTAATTCCATATAAGCAAACAAAGTCAGGAGAATTTTTTAAATCATTGAGATCTGTTTCTCTTAAAGGATTACTTTTTTCATCAGGAAGATACATAGTTCCCCAAGTTTTTATATTAGCTAAAGTTAAGTCGTATTTTATACGTAAATGTTCTTTGATGTATTTATTTAATCTATCCCAAGTTTTATTAAAAGGTGCTTCTGTTTGAGTATATGTGCTTTCAAAAATAGATTTAGATAATATAAAAGGATCTATTTCATAGCCTTTCGGCATTTTGACATCACCTGAATATATTGCTTGTTCACTTAGTACTTTCTTTTGCATACCTATATATGTTTATAGGCCTTATATATTATGCGTCTTTATTTGTCAATAAATTGTAAAAGAATTGATCTAGATCAATTATGCGTCTAAATTTGTCAATACCCAGCCAGTTGTATTGTCAGCTTGATATGCAGCTTCGTCCCATTGGTATGTCCAAAAATGAGTAGCTGCTTCGTTTTGTGCTTCTTGTTCTGCTGTTAATGCAGGATGTTCATGAGGAGCTTGCCAATTCGCAGTTGCAATATTTTTTGTATGAGAAGCAAATGATTTTGGTGGCCAAAATATTTGATTTTCTGAATCCCAAGAAAAACCTATGCCTGCGTAGTTTCCACGAAAAGGTGTACCACCTAATTTATGTTCATTATTTCGTGTGTTGTATGAAGTTTGAATCCAAAGATGTTCTGGCCAACCATGAACTCTTTCTAAATAAGCTGCTCCTTTTGCTTCTGAAGCAACGTGACTATCGTTAACTGCACTGACTGATAAAACTGTATTGTCTTCTGATATTTTTGCAAAGTGTGCCATAATTAATTTTGAAATTTATACCTTACTACAACGATACCACTACCGCCCGTTGTTCCAGGGCCTGAAGGAAGACCACGTGCTCCTCCGCCACCGCCTGTATTTGCAGTTCCAGCTGTACCTGCTGTAGGTGAATTTTGTCTATTTCCGCCTCGGCCTCCTCCGCCGACACCGCCACTTCCTCCTGGATCTCCGGTTTGGTCAGAACCACCGCCACCGCCACCAGAAAAATATGATGAACAAGATGAACATTGACCATAAGTACTTGGTGCGATTGCAGTAGTTGCTCCTGCTCCTCCAGTTTTGGCAGGACTAGCTGCAGCTAATGCTCCTCCGCCACCGGCACCTGTATTAAAAGGTCCTGTTCCTCCGTTGTTACCTTGAGGTGGATCTGTTGGGGGTGTGTTACCCGAACCAGCATTATTATTTAATCTTCCTGCTCCTCCGCCTGACCCTCCAGGGCCTCCGTTAGAACCAGGACCCACAGGATCGTTACCGTCGCCGTAGTTTCCACCACCGCCACCGGTAGATGTTATTGTTTGAAAAACTGAATCTCCTCCAGGAGAACTTCTGTATGGTGTACCTGGACCACATGGTGCAGCAGTTCCGCCACCACCAACTGTAATTGGTAAAGCTCCTGTAGATACAGGTATAGCAACTGCAGGGGATGCTCCTAATGGTGAAACGGCATAACAACCAGAGGCTGTTCCAGGAGATTGTCTAAATCCGCCTGCTCCTCCGCCGCCTCCAGTTCCAGTCCCTGATCCGCCACCGCCGGCTACAACCATGTAGTCAACTGTTTCTGAACCTGCTCCTCCGCCGCTAGAAGTTACACAAAGGTTTCCATCTCCTGTAAAAACGTGAATTTTATAATCTCCAGATGTGATAGTAGCATCACCACCTGTTGCCTCAACATAGGCAGGACCTGAAACTGCATTAGATCCAAATCCTAAAACTTGATAACCAAAGCTTGCCATATTTTATTCTCCTTATGCGTCGTTAGCTGCATCAGTAGTATAAAACAGTTTTACTCCTAAAACTCTAGCTTCACCAGTAAAAGAATCACTACCGTCGGCTGCATCTCTATATAATTGTAAATAAGTTTGTTGATCATCTGCAGGTGAGCCCGCAATTGTCATTGCACTACTTTCAGCTGTTACTTGTTGATCTTCTACTGTTCCAATTCCAGCATCTGTAACTTCTATTGCAGTTCCATAAGCAACGTCAATAGTATCACTGTCACCACACGCCACCCCTTGTAAACCAAATATACAGTTACCTGTATTAGTTGTACTAGGAGACCAAAAAACTTGATAAGTCACAGTTCCTAAATTCCATGATTTAGGCATTGCTATTGTAAACTGAGTGTATTGTTTTGTACTTGCGTCAAAGTCAAATACTTTTAAATCTGGTCTTGTAGCTGTTGTTTCAACTAAAGCCCCATCTGCAGGGTTAGTTGTTGGTCCATACATAGCTGCAGCTGGAACCCATATAGTTTCTTTTCCTGCAATTTTTACTGCAGCAGTTCCTGATTTAAGAACACCAGATCCTTTAGGGTTAATATTTATATCAACATTAGTTTCACCTGAAGCTGTAAATGTTGGACCATTACCAGTTGCTGCGTTAGCATACGTTAATTCGTTAACTGCTGATCCTGTTGCAGTTAATAAAAATAATTCATTTCCATTAGTATCTAAAATAGAAGTACCAATTTTAGGTGCAGTTAAAGTTTTGTTTGTTAAAGTTTGTGTTCCTGTAAGGGTTACATCACCTGAACCAAAACCCATGTCAATAATATCAGGGTTTGTACCATCGTTTGCAGAAGCAAATACAATAACAGTCGCTCCACTAGCTACTGCTACAGTATCACCTGATCCTGAAACATATTTAAATGTTACAACTTGAGAACCACTTGTTGAATTTTTTAAAAAATAAAATGTTTGAACATCAATAGGTATAGTTACATTTCTTCCAGCACTTAATGATCCTGTAAATTCAATCATTCTATGTGCAAGAGTTGCACCTGTTCCACCATCTGTTACAGATAAATCTGTATCTGCGCCATCAGTTACAGCTTGTTGTGTAAAACCACCTGAAATTTGTTCGATGATGTTTAAATTAGTATTAGTTTTTGTTCCCCATGTACCGGCGTTTTCACCAGTTGCCATTAGTTCTACACCGAGAACCGTATAAGTTGATGCCATAATTTTATACTCCTATGCTTTTTTACTTAAGCCACATCTGTATAAGATGTATTACCTGTTATGTCAATATCATTATAACTTGTATTTCCAGTAATATCAATATCAAAATAACCTAATGGTGAAACATTTCCTACTGAAGAAGTAAGTTCTAAACCTTCTAATCCTACCACATCTGCAGGTGTTATTGAGCCTACTGCAGCGGTTGCAGAAACACCTGTTAAAGGAACGCCTAATCCAATAGTAATTGATCCTACACTAGATGTAGCTCCAACACCAGTAACATCTATTAAATCTACTGCATCTATAGTTATAGAACCTACGCCAGTTGTTAGACCTAAACCTGTTACTCCTATTACATCTGCTGGTGTAATTGCTCCAACAGAAGATGTTAATACTTGTCCACTTAATCCTACAAGCATATCTGCATTTTCATTTACAGTTAAAGAACCTATAGAAGAAGTTAAAGCACTAGGTGCCGTTAATGTTCCAGTAAAATCAACTATGATAGAAATTGATCCAACAGAACCTGTTGAAACTTGTCCAGATAATCCTTGTACGTCGGCAGGGTTGAGAGTAAACATACCCCAACTATTATTACCCCAACTAACTTCACCCCAACCACCAGCACCACAATTTGTTGTTAGTTCGCTAGGTGCAGTTAATTCTATTGCAAGACCTGATTGTCCCCAGTTTTCAACACCCCATCCGTCTTGGCCCCAACCTGTATTTATTTCGTCTTGAATTGTTACACTTCCAATACTTGAAGTAGCTCCTAAACCACTTAATGTTTCTGTAATTCCTGCTCCATCCCAATCGTTTTCACCCCAACCTAATCTACCCCAACCAGAAGTAGAGGCTGCGTATGCTAAATCACCTAAAGTAGATGTTAAACCAAAACCTGTTACTGCAATAACCGGACTATAACTGTCTCCCCATGGTTCTTTTCCCCAAAGCTCTCTTCCCCATCCTTGTTCAGAACCACTTATCGGCTCTCCAACAGATGATGTTAATGATAAACCTGTTAAGGCAACTACTTCATCAGTAGCTTGGCCCCATGAACCACCGGTACCCCAGGTCTCAGCTCCCCAACCACTTGTAAATGCTTCTTTAACACCCCAAAGATTTGAACCCCAACCTAAAGCACCATAAGAATCTTCACTAATAGTATTTGCTTGTCCACCCATTCCTGAGTGATTAGTGCAATAATAGTAAAGAGTTGGTGCGCTAGCTGCTACAACAATTTGTGTATATGCTCCAGCGTTTCCAGGTGTTCCACTAGATGTTACACCAGTTGTGTATTCTGTTCCACCTGCTGCATCTGCTGCAGTTGCAAATCTTAATGGGTGTGAACTGTTAGATGAATCTGCTTGATCAAATTTATAAGTACCTGTTTCACCTAAATTTAATGTAGGTGTTAGAACACCGTCAATATAATATTTATTGCCGGAACCAGGATTGCTTACGGTTACTGTGAATGTTCGGGTTACCGACATAAGGATTTACTCCTTATGCTATTCGAACTATAGCTGTCGTTGCTGCGGCTGCTGGAAATTGAATTGTGAAAGTTCCAGAAGAAACTGTTTTGTCTCCTCCAAAAGCTACTGCACAAACTGCAGGATCACCTGTTGCAGTATCATTAAAAATTAAACAACCATTAGCTGTAAAAGAAGCTGACGTCCAAGATACATCTGCAAAATCACAAACTGCTGTTGATGAATCTAAAGCAGGTGTAACGCTTGTTAATACTTTTCCTTTTGGCTGATAAGCCGAACCAGATGAATTAGTTATTTCGTTTGATGTACTGTAAGCTGTTGTTGATGCACTTAAAGTTGCAGAGCTAGTATATAATGCGATGTTAAAATCATTTCCAGTAGTAGCTGTAAAATTATGAACTGCTTTTAGAATCTCAGTTTTAAAGCTGTTACAAATTGCTGATGTTATTGCCATAATAATTTTCTCCTCATTTACGGAGACGGTGAGTTAACTTTTATTCTAACTGTTCCGTCAGTATAATCGTCTCGTCTTCGTCTTCCCAGTTGCATTCCTGCAAACTGTTGTATAGCATTTTTATACTTTTGTTCGTACAATGTCAACATATCCATTGGACCTTTTAAAAATCCATAAGCTTCCACTAAACAGGCATATAGGAGCCCTTGTGGAAAATACTTACTTAAATAAGTCCCAGAAGTTTTCGTCCCTAATCCTGCAGGTATCATATTGTAATATATCCGATACCTATAATTAGCATCTGGAGTGGGGGCAATATACATTCCTCCTGATGTAGTGTCGGAATCTCCGGTAGCACCGCCAAACATAGCATAATATTTAGGAAATCCTGTAACTGAATTAGTGGTATCAGTGGGAGCTTGTGTTGTTCCAGAGGGACCATATTTTCTATCTACATATTCTGAAAGATAAGTTTGATCTTTTTTCTCTAACCAAGTTCCGTTCCCTTCAGTATTTGCTGTAGAATTAAAAATTTCAACACCTCTAATAAACAAAGTGCCCGTGTCGCCTTTACTTCCTTTACCTGGATTGTTGATTGTGTTGTCATTTGCAGCTAGGGTTCCTTCTGAAACATATCTAGCTGAATCCATAGGTAGTTCTTGATTAATTCTAAATTCTGCATTTTCTATAAATCTACCTAGAACAGCACCACTAAAAACAGTACTGTCTATTTCAGTATAACTTCTAATGTCAGCTTCTAATGCTGAAAGTGTATATCCTGACATTATAAACTCTCTATGTTAAGAGGACTAATAACACAATTAAATCCTCCTCCTGTTGCAGTGCCTGTTGCAGCACTAGGTAATGTTAATGTAAAACTATTATAATCTGTTACCGTTGTGTTAGCATCGTTAACATAACTTGTTCCTACTAAAGAAGCAACTTTAAATGACCCATAGACCGTGGCTCCGGAATCATGGGAACCGGCTGTTGTTGCAGGTGGTGTATATCCTCTATAAATAGAAGATGTTCCTCGAGTACATCCTGTTAAATCATTAGATGATCTTCCAGTATATTCTATTACTTCATTCTGATATGTTCCAACTTTTAATGGGTCAGTTGTATCTGATGAAGTTAAAAGTTTTTGAATCATAATAAATCCAGAAGTTGGAAAATTAGATCCATCAGTTAATGTTATTGTAGTGGCACTACTTGTAATGTTGCCATTTAATGTTGTTTGTAATTGAAATTCATCAACTGTTACTCCACCAACAGCTTCTTTAACTGCAGTAAATCTTAAAACATCATTTACCTGTAATGATCCTTCAGGAAATGAAACCGTTAAAGTCGTGTTAGATGCAGTTGTAAAAGGATTTAAAGGTAAAAAATCTTGTGTTCCAAATTCTGTTCTAGCTGGTCTTGCTCTTTGTAGAGCTTGTGGATCAGCACTTGTAGGTTTTGGTTCTAGTTGTGGAGATTTAGGTTCATATTCAGAACGATGAACCCATGCACCATTCCATTCTCTAACCATTTCATTATATGGAAATGCCATACCTGATCTATCAGAAATTGATAAAGCAAATTTACCTTGTGAAAAAGTAGTCATTAACTAATCCCCGGGTAATAAATTTTAGGTGATATATAAGTAGAGTTAGAAGAACCATCTTCATCTTCTGCTCTTAATAATTCATCTTCATATAAAAGTTTTAATTCTTGTACTCTTTGTGGTGCATATTTGATAGCTAAGTAATATGCTAAACCTGAAATCATACATGGAACAAATCTATATGGTACATCAGTTGCATTTGTATAAGCACCTACATCATCAATTCTTTTTGTATAATAAAAATTAATATAGTTGCCATCTTGAGCTGCACCTGGAGTTAAATATAAAGTCATAGTAACTTTATCTATAAATCTTTGAACCCAATATTGTGTAGGTAAACCTGTAGCAGTTTTATTTGAAAAACCTTGATACTGTGATCTACTAATTTTTGTCATTGGAGTATCAACCGAAGTTGATTTTACTCTATAGTCTGCTTCTTGGATGTCTGTCATACCAACTGGAAACTGTAATACAGCATCACTTGTACTATGAGTAGCTGCTGTGCTACCATTAATCCCTCTAGTACATCCAGTTAAATTTAAACTAGAAATTCCTGTGTATGAAATTTGTTCACTATTAATAGTGATTACACCACCTGTTGTCGGCATACCTGTAACTGAAGCTACTCCAATTGTAGCAACACTTGTATTTATTCCTGCAGATAATGTAGTTGAAATACCAGACGAAGTTCCATCCGCCGGGGATCTATAAAAAGTATATACCGCCTGTCCATCTACTAATACAACATTTTGATTTTTTACTTCCCAAAATTGAAGTCCTCTATTACCCCATTCAGAAAATAAAATGTTTAATGATCTTCTAGCGGTTTTAAGCTGATGTCCGGCCGTACCTTGCATACCAATACGTTCGTATGCATCTTCTATAATTTCATCTATGCCTAGATTCTTATCAAAAACATAAGAGCCGGAAGTCGTGTTAGCCATCTAACCTCCTACCCGTCGTAGAATACAGTGATATTAGTTGCTAAATCTGTTGATCCTAAATTTATAAAAGCACCCGCACTAAATAAAACACCATCATCTGGTATGTACGGATCTACTGGAGTTTGATCAGTATGTACTCCAATTTCTAATAATTTATTTCCACTTGAAGAAGTGTTTTTAAAATCAATTAATCCTGCAGTTCCCGAAGGTTTAATATGCATTCCTCTAACTCTAGTTCTTCCTGCAGTAACTACGCCTGTTCCAGTTGTAGTTGCTGTAA